CTCTCCTCATATAGCCGTGTGAAGTTTTGTAATACAGAATTACCAGTAGTATTCGCACCACCACCGGCAGTATTGCTTATGTAAGTTGAATGCAAAGATTCACTAGCACCACCAGTGCCACCACTTACAGCTGGTTGAGCATCGCCACTACCCCCCCCACTACCCCCGAGGGTAAATCCTACAACACCCGTTTCTGCACTGGTGGTGCCACCAGCTGCACCCTTGCCATCCAATGACACCCTGCCGGAAAATGTGAATGTGCCAGTACACCTGACCACAGCCCACTTACAGTTACTGCTTACTGTTAATAGATTCGGGGACGCAACTACTAGGTCGGTGAACTCATAAAAGCCGCAAAGCTCTGAATTTGCAGTAGCAGTAAACGAACCATCTGAACCATCACCAAAAACAACAATATCCTCAACCCCTAATCTACTGGAAAATATTTCTGTAATATGTGCTTCTGCCCACCTATACGCGGTACTACCAAGGTCTAAGTTATTATCTATGTAATTATTATTAGTCGCACTTATCGGCCTTACATCTCCAGTTCTTTCATCTAACCAATTATTCAATTCGGCTGATGTCAACACAGCTGATACCTGAAATGTTGGAGTTATATCTGTTGCAAGGATGGTAAATACCATCAGGCAAAATAAACATATCCCTAATATTTTCTTCATTCTATACCTCCCTTAATGTGAATCCTGTGACAAGTGTGTCCAGGTTTATGTCTATTTTTATTATCCTTGCAAGTTGCCTGTCGAGTATTATACTCGATGATCTTCTACCTAGGACATCCGAACCATCAAGTAGGGATGAGCCAAGCGTAAACGCATTTTCAATAATATTCACACCCTGATACGTTATTTGCACTTTATCTTTTAGTTCTAAATGTGGTATAAAAATAGTTGTTATATCCCATTCCTTTTTAGGGTTCTGGTAATTAGTCCTAATACTATCTGCTATACCCTGGGCTTCTGTCTCGGATAATTCTTTTAAGTCTCGTCTAAACGTACGCTCCCCATATATATCCTGTACGCTACCATCCCCTGGCTGCCAGGATGCGCTAGATGTTGCAAAGGCATCATCACTATATTCAATCGCAGCCCTAGTCCAAATGTTATTTATACCACCACGCTCTTCACCTACACTGATTATATTGACACCATATGCTGTGTCTATTACTTCCCCTGGACCCTGGAACTTATATATAAGCGAATCAGTTGCGTCTTTTGTGTCCCAGACAAAGGCCCCAGTGTTATCCACATACGGGAAGAAGTTATCATAAAGACTATAGTCACTTATCTTATCCCAAACAGTATCACGTTCCTTAATATTAACTGATGATATGGTCGTAGTCGCTACTGAGTCTGGATTGATCTTATACTTATTACCATCACCGGCACCCTCAAAAAACTTATCAAATAATCTGATGCCACTTTTTTCTCTTTTTACCAGCCTGTCTATCAATGTCTCAGTGTCTGTACTTGTGGTATCTACACCAAAAGCAGTTTCGTTTTCCAATACCTTCAGTAATGGCGCGACACTATATTTTACAGTACCATCATCACTCGTAGTCGGTTCTGAATATAAAATACCATAAAAAACTATACCCTCGACCTCAGAACCATCATCATCGATATAACCAGCCTCTACTTTGAACTTTGTCCTATATCTTGTCCGGAATCCAGAAAACAGGGAATCAGAATCACCCTCATCTGAAAATTTACGTATAGAATTATCTATAACTAAGTCAATACCATCTATCTGGTAATCACCAAGAAACACTTCATCACCAAAGCTTCGCTTGATTGTACCGTAAGATACGATATAAGGCGAAATATCTAACCAGCTAGACTCATAGGTGCCATCAAAGTTAACTCGCTTTATAGAGGCTCTTCTAAATACTTCAGTTACACTTCTTTTTATCAGGTCTCGGACAACTGTCATCAACCAAACCTCCCGGACTGCAGAAGTCTTACCCTCCCCAAAAACCCATTGGCATCGATATCACCTTCGTAATTCTCCATATCAAAACTATTTACCCAATTCACGTGTGTTGCTAGACCATCAAATGAATCTGTAGGTGTTGCTGGCCTAGGTATAAAAACAAATGTCTCGCGTTGATTCAGATCATAAAGTGATTTATAATTAGCCTTTTCAGTTGATGATACATTTCTTAGGTTTAAATCATATCCAATAGTTTTCCTGATGAAGACTTTTTGGTTAGTACCATCTGATAATTTAAAAAGTCTTTGGGTCGTGTTTGGTGTAATATCTATCTTACCAGCCTGGGCTGCTGTCATCTCAAATCTTTCTGTACCAATATATAACTGACCGGTCTTTACCTCTTGGGTCGCAGTATTGGTGTCCGTTATAGCAACGATAACATTCTGTAATGAGCTACTAGTTATCTCAAAATAGTAATCAGTATCAGTATCTGAAGACACCGCCAGTGATGGAGAAAATGACCATCCAGATGTGTTTGCAGCATAGGCTGCTACTTCGGGTGTGAAATTCGAAGTATGTCTCGCTACATTGCTTATCCTAAACTCATCAATATAACCGTCAAAATCATTGCCTAAGCCACCATTTACACCAACGACTATCTGGCTCTGATCAATATCATATGCAGCTGCATCGGCAGTGCCAAGTGAAGTACCATCAATGAAGCATCTTAAAGTTCCACTGCTCCTACTTATTTCTATATGATACCACGTCGAATCTGTTATAGTAGCGCCTGTAAAGGTCTCTAAATTATTACCTAACATGACATCTACTTCTGTAAAATTCGAGCCAGATACTTGTGTCAAAGTTATCTCTACCTCACCAGGTCTCACTCTCGTCCCTACTATAGCTTGGTCACCGCTTACACTAGGGTCGGTAGCTAAGTAAAACCAACAATCGTATGTAAAATCACCAGTACCGTATGCAAACCTTGCATCAGCTGGCACTGTTATATAATCACCAGTGCCATCAAGTAATAAGCTTTCTGTGCCAAACTTCTTTTGGGCAGCTGATGTTGTAGCATTACCATTGGCAGTTACGGTCAATGGTGTTTCGGATACATCTACAAGGTCGCCATCGAAATCTAGCAGGAGGTCTGTATAGATATCTATTGAATCGTAATTGTGTTTTATTTCGAAGTCCTTCCAGTTACAGTTTTGAATATAAAATCTATCGATTGTATTATTGGATCCTGTAGTCCATTTTATAGTCCTCGTGCCACTTGTCTCTCCTGATGTAGATGATTGTGTCTCAATATTCCTATCAAATAACTTATCTTTATTAGCACTATTATCAGCACTTGATAGTATCAACTGTGAACTATCAGTGATAAGATTTTTATTCAAAAACTTAGGGTTAAACGTAGCCATTATATCAAACCCTCCGATTGCTGTTTTGTAATATCCACAATGGTTCTTGCCAATACTTTCTTATCAACCATTACGTTTACTTGGATAGGGCTTGAACTACTATCTGTAGCCCTCCCATTACCATCACCATTAAAAGTCTCACCCATCTCCGCGATCACTAGTCGCTGGCTATCATCAGCACCACCTACTGGTACGGAATTAGATTCATTTACTACGCCACCATCCCGGAACGATATACCTTGCACAGCAGATACCCCAGCGGCACCCGCGGCGGCTACTAGCGGTATATTGGCAAGGGATGCACCCAGTGTTGCAGGAGCTGCTGCCAGTGCTTTGGCTATCTCTTTTTCTACCCATATACCTATTTCTTTTATAGCCAGATTCTTTCCGACCTGTATAATCCCCTTGCCACCATTTTCAGCGATCTCGATTAACTGCTGAGCTGCAAACTCACCCTCTGCTACTTTTTCTTCAGATATCTCTCTGAAGACCTCAGCCTGTTCTTCCGTTATCTGTTCCTCTAATAGTTTTAGTTTTTCTAATCTTGATTTTTGTTTAAGGAAATCCTTATTTCTGTTTTCCTCCATTCTCAGGAAATGTGCTATCTCTTGCTCTTCCAATAAAATAAAGGCTTCCTCCCTTATAGCTCTTATTTTGTTCCATTTCTTAGTTTCTGTATCTAATTCATCTTGTGCAGCTATATCCCTCACTGCTTTCAACCGCTTATTCCTGGCTGCCTCGGCTTTTTCCCTCTCAGATAATACATCTAATATCTTATTCATATTAGATTTAATCCTGCTTATTTCAGGCGTGAAATCAAATGATGATGTTTTTTCTGCTAATTTATTTATCGTTTCTAATCGTTTAGCTAACCCCTGGTATTCCTCCTTTAGTTCTTTTACGCTTTTTGTTCCAGTAGAAAACTTACCAAATAATTTACTGAAGAATTCTGTTGCTTCCCTAAGCCTCGGGATCAGCTCTTCTCTTAATACAGGAATCAATACTGACCCTATCTGTTCAGCAACATCACCGACTTCGTTCTTAAACTGTGTCATCTGGCCTGTGAGTGATTTTGTCTTTGATAGTGCTGCACCACCAAAGACTTTGCCGGCATTGGTAATCAAACTATTAAGCCGCTCCTGGCTACCGACAGCGCCAGTTACTTCTACCCCATACCTTGTCAGTGCGTTTGTCGAGCTTGATAGCGTCTTGCCGACCAACTTTGCTGCTTCTTCAAGTTCCAGGCCCAAGGCTGCTGATAAATCAGCAGTAGCCTGTGTAGCACCCTTTAGCCCTTCACCAGATAACTTACCAAGCCTTACAAGCAAGGACTGGGCCATCAGTATCGCCTCATCGCCAAACGTGCTAGCCTTTTGTAGCTCGGAAGCGAACGCCTGCATCTCTTCACTTGCTTCTACAGAAAACGCACCAGTATCCTTCAGTGCTTCGTTTAAGGATACAATAGCTTCTTCTTGCTTTATGGCTGCCTTTGTGGCAAACCCAAGGCCAGCTACCAGTAACGCTATCCCTACCTTCGCAGCGTTCTTAGCAGCCTTACCAAGTGCTGTTACGGACTTCTTCAGGAACCCAAGTCCCTTTGTAGCCCTATCCTTTAAACCTACTATGATATTTGCTTTTTGATCTGCCATATTACCAGTCCTATTAAGCTATGTCGTAGACTCCAGTTTCACTGTTCTTAGCTGTTATCTGTATTTGATACCCTGCAGTTGCATCATGTATAGCCTGGAACCTAATAGGTTGATCTATCTCTTGTGAGTTATTAAGGTTAGCCTCATCACCAAGAAATACAATATTAGGCATATTGATAGTTATTGTGAAGAATCCACTAGAACTACCAGCCAGAGCTGTGTGGGTGATTATTATTTTAGCTGCTTGTGTAGTATTGTTTTTATATAGATTCTGCAACGTAAAATCCTTTAAGTTAGATGTAAAACTACATTCCACAATACGATTACCTAATACACGTCCAACAGGTGCCTGGCTATTAAGCTTGGGTAACATCTTGATTTGATTATCCATAGACCATACTATATCTTTAGCCTCAGTGGTGGCGGTGCTACCAATAGCTGAACCTAGCTGTAGGTCTACATGGAATCCCTCGTATGGATTTTCAGTAGTATAAGTAGGTGCGGATATAACACCAGCTGTAGCCATACTTACTCCGACTAGGTCCATGGCCCATGTCACAATATCATCAGCAGGCATATTAAGGGTGAGTTTACTAAGGAAACACCCTGCAAAGTCCTTCAAGGCGACATTATCATTAGTCCCAAGGTGTACTTCGACCGTTGAACCGTTTTGACTAAAAAGATTAGTGCTGTCCTCTTCGTTGAATGTATGCGTAAACCCTGTTGCAGCATCACCCGCTACCGTGTTTTTGTCACCCATAAGCAACCCAAACATCCATTCATTGTCAGGATATAGTGGACCACTCATCGACCCCTCTACTCTTTTAAGTCCTCTCTTGTACGAATACATACTACGACCAAACCTGATGGTATTAAGTACCTCTTTACCGTCTTCTATTTCAACTAGTGATATATCTGGATTTACCTGTAAAAATTTATCAGCTGCGATACTGGTTCCTATTGCTGATTGCTTCAGACCTATTCCAACATACCCGTCATAACCTTGTACATAAACCTCATTAGCCATTTATCATCCCTCCTCTTTCTTTATTGTTACTTCCTCAAACTTACCACCCTGTGCTAGTAATTTAACTCCTATTTCTTTGTTTACCTCAAACACCTGTTCGCGTTCTACTGCTATTTTAAGTGTAGGGATATATACAGATTTACATCCGACTAATTTTATTTTCATTGTCAACCTCCTCTCCTGTTATTTATAGTAAACTGATTTGTACGTGCTGTTATTGTTATGTCACACATAAGAATATTATCACTGACCTTTTCTATTGGCCCCATAAAAGCCGTATTTGCCTTTAATGCGTTTTTGCCAAATCTTGGGTCAAGAGATTGTGATGTATCCTCATTTAATACATCCAATATTTCTTCTATCAAGTAAAGTATTCCCTCGCGTGTATCAGTATCATAATATTGGTTCGATACACTTGGATCTTCTATCCCGTCAATCACAGTCAACTTTATATCTACTACGGATGATATTCGGTTTTGACTTAATATCAAGTTGTAATCTTCCTGTATGCTAGAAATACTCAGAAATATAGCAGGCATCTCATCTATACCAAAAGTCAGTTGTCTGGCACCTATATCTACACGCTTAACATTCTCAAGCTTTTTTGTTTCAAGCTGTGCTTTTGTCAACCTGTTATAGACTTCACCTAATAAGCTTGTGTATACTCCCATTATTTCCCCCAGACAGATTTAATCGCCTTTTCCAGCGTTCTACCAACAACCATGTAGCCTATAGTTCCGACCTTGACTATCTCATAAAACATCGGATGTAACCCGTTACTTACAAGCCCAAAGCTATCAGCTAAGATCAACAGGAATGACCCAAGCATAATAATGGGCCTCCAGCTTCTTTGTAATAAGTTATCTGATTCAGCATCTTTTAATGCAACATCCATCGGCCCCTTTGTCAGTACACGCTGGATAGGGTTACTCTCACCAAGCAATTTGCCGGCAATATTTTGTACAAATTTAAAGATTGATACTATATTCATCTCAATAATCTCCGCATCGCCAGGATGACCTCTAATCTAAACCGATTCTTTACACCAGGAAAAACAATATCTGAAATTTTATGTGTACCTTTGAACCTTGGTATCATGTGTCCCTTACTGAAGAACCTCTTACCGCCAGTCTTCCAGGATAAGGCTTTCTTCCGCACTGGTTTTATTAGGTGTGCCTTGTATCCAAATTCAACAGCCTGGGCATATTTTATATTGCTAAATATCTCTCGTGATAATGAACCCCTTTTCCTTTGGTTGTATGATCTTCTTAACATCCCAGTTCTTTTTGATAGCGTTGTTTTAGTTTTTGTTAACCCAAATATTGTCGCGTTTCGAACGGCCTTATCCATTTCTGGTATTAATCGTCTGATATTCTTTGTCATCCAGTTTTTGAGTTCACCATTAGAATCAAATGTTACTTCAAAATCAGACATATTCTCTACGATACCTACGCAATATATCCATGATATTTGACGGTATCGATGCACCCCCTATCTCTTCAAATACCCCCTCATCGGTCACGCGCATCTTGGACACTAGACCACTTAATATCTCGGCTATAGAAATACAAGCTTGCTCTATATCGGCAGGCACAGAAGCGTAACCATACGTAGCTGTGATCACAATATCCTTTCTAGTCCTTGACCATGCACTACCTTTTTCTATAAAACCTTGTGTTTTGTATATATAATAATCAGTGTCTTCCACTAAGGTTGTTCCACCTTCGACTATTGTTACATCAGATATAACTGGAGCCGGAAAATAAACCACACTACACTCATTGCCAGGCCCAATAAATAACCCACTGTCAGATATGTTATACACATCAATGGATTCACTTGTTATCGTGTTGCTATAAAATATGCTACTAGTGACCTTATCAATGAACCTAGATGCCCTTGTAATCGATTGCTCCATTATCGTACCCTTGGCATCAAAAGGTCCGTTGATTTTGCGTCCTAGGCTATCCTGGAGCTGTTTCAGGGTACAATAGCCGTTAGTTATACTTCCTACTGTTGCCGACATCAGACACTCCTTTTAATCAGTCAGGTTTATAATATTTATAAGAGCGAGTTCTTCTTCATTCTGTGCTGCCAGTATCTCGCTACCCTTTTGTTGGTAAACTAAATCCTGGTCAATTATTTTTTCAAGTATATTTTTCCGTAATTCTTTTAGTTTATCTTTTCTCAATGTATCGATACTAGAATCTGACATCTGTTGATCTGCAATAATTTTTTCTATGCTAGTTTTTTCTATTAAGATCCCTGTATCTGGATTGCCATTATGCCATTTCAGATGACGATTTATTAAACCTGGCACAGCGTTCATTGTCCGGAATTTATTTTCTGGATAATTATTTATACTATCACCCGCTATTATTTCGATTACTTCAATAGGGCTCTTTCTTACTGCATACATAATATCCTCCTTAATTCATTCTATTAGGTGGTGTAAAATCCTTTATCCACCTAGCCAAACCTTTAGTGATTCGAATCTCGTCCGCATACCCGTTAAGGCTATTAGCGCCGCTGTGACTCAGCGCCCCTAAACCAATATTTGTTGCTATCTGCGGATAATCCCCAGAAGTTGCACCACTAACGAGGGACACCCCATCCCGATATATGTTACAAGTGCCATTATTTACTACCAGCGCAATGTGGTACCAGGTATTCGTACTCCATCCAGCAACACTCCCTGGATTTAAATAATTAAGATATTTTGCTCCCCCTGGGCGACCCATCACTATCGTTGGGCCATTAGTAGCATCCCAGTAGAAATTAATATGCCCTCCAGCCGTATCAACCCACTGGGAGTAAAAATTCTGTTGTACATCCAATACGTTAAATCTAGCCCACATATCAATAGTCCAATCACCACCACCCATATACCAATCATCACTGTCAGGAATAGTAAGATAATCTGTTGTGCCATCACTTTGAATAGAAGTGGAACCGAACTTCTTCTGGTCTACTTCATGATTAATATTTCCTTGTGCAGACACAGTATGTAGGGTTCCTCCTCTTGATGTGTCGGTGAATGTTGTTGACTCATCATTAGTATCAGATTGGACTAATAGCACTGTGAAGGCATCATTACCAAGCCCTCCTCTATCCAATATACCGGTAGTTGCGTTTATTGATACAGACACACTCATAAAAATGAACACTAGGTATAAATATCTCATGTTAATCCTCCACAGCTATGATATGTACTGTAAGGTTTTTTGAATCATTATTAGAACCTCCAGCTACAGTACCAATCTCTATATCATCACCATCTACCAAAGCTGCCGATACAAAAGTTGTCGAAGTGGTCCAGGAGCCTGCAGCCGTGTTCACTGTCGATACTGCACTGCCGTTGATAAATAATCTAGCGGCAGGCTCTGAGGCACCAGTATCCTCATCCGTCACCCTTGCTTTAAAACTCGTCATAGTGGCAGCCCCACCATTCCACTCGTAGAATGTCAGCAGGTAATTTTCCAGTATGTTGGTTGTAACTGATTGCGCCCATTCACCGTTTACTGAAAATGCTATATTATGTGTTGTTGCAGCACCACCACCTCCTCCGGCAGCTATTCCTGTTAACTGGCTTCCATCCCCAGAAAATGCTGTTGCGTTTACTGTACCTAACACTTCCAAGGCAACAGTGGCGTTGCCAGTAGCTATCGCCACTTTCCCGTCTGTCTCAATAAAAATACCCTCACTGTCGCCATCGCCGCTGATATAATTTGCACCCATATCTATATTCCCACCCATAGTCAATCTATCAGTCGCGACTTCACTCACATTAACAGTGGTCTCAAGCCTAGCATCCGCAAGTGTGCCCGCGGTTATATTGGTCGCGCTTATTCCGCTACCTACTTTTGACCCAGTCAACTCTCCATCTGCAAGGTCGTCAAGATGCGTGTTCCATGCTTGTACATCGCTATCTATTGCCAAACCTGATTTACCTCGCCACTCATCCGTGTCGGGGTTGATGACAGTCCAATCGGTACCGTCCGATATCATTATGTTCGGCGACGTTTGACTAAGAGCAGCAATATCATCAAGATCATCATCCCATGCTTGTAGATCCGTTCCTGTCTCTAAATTGAGGTTTGATTTCATTGTAGCCTCATCTGATGCCCCGGTTCCACCGTCCGCTATTGCTAAGTCAGTAATACCAGTAATGGCACCACCAGAAATATTAACATTATTACTTGCTTGTATGGACATGTCATCCATTCCAAGAGTGATCCTGGCACCGGTGGCGCTAGATGTTGCAGTACCCCCATCAGCTATTGCAAGGTCTGCTATCCCTGTAATAGACCCACCTGATATTGTAACATTATTCGATGCCTGTAGGGCCATGTCGTCTAGCCCTAAGTTAGTCCTCGATGTACCTATATCAGCTACATCTGACAAATTATTAGCTGCTGACATATCACCACCGCCTGGTAACCCGGTTAATGCTGACCCGTCACCAACAAAAGCGTTGGCTGATATTGTGCCACTAGCCGAAACTGTTGTAGAAAGTATTACATTTGAAGCCAAGGTGGATAATCCTGTTATGGAACCACCAGTAATTATTACGTTGTTACTTGCCTGTAATGATATATCACCCAATCCTAGATTAGTTCTTGCAGAACTAGCTGCACTTGCTCCTGTACCACCATCAGCTACAGCAATATCTGTAATACCAGTTACTGAGCCACCAGTGATTGTTATATTATTACTTGCTTGTAGACTCATATCTTCGAGTCCTAGATTAACCCTTGCACCGGCAGCAGTACTAGATTCAGTGCCGCCATTTACTATTGCTAAGTCAGCACCAGACCAATCATCATTATTTATATTAGATTTAACTGCCAAAGAACCAAGGCCAAGGTTAGTCCTGGCTGTACTGGCGCTATCAAGATCAGAAAGATTATTGGATTCAAGTAGATATCTGGCATCGGCGTTGGTGGTAGTAAGCCCACTGACTGGCAAACCAGTAAGATTTGAGCCATCTCCTATAAATACGCTTGCATTTACTGTCCCCGCTGATATCAGCTGATTTACGCTAACATTATTATTGATGGATACTGCACTGAAAAAATAATTATTAGTAACAGCAGTATCTACAATATCGGTAGCTACAATACCAGTAAGATTAGACCCATTTCCATAATAATTGTTTGCAGATACATCTCCACCCACATGTAATTTAACAACTGCTGTAGTACGTCCAATAGCTACATTATCATTAGTCACAGCAATAGCGTTTGTTGAAACTACATTATAGATAAATATAGTCCCATCAGTCCCTTTTTTGGTGATGCCAAATGATATACTTGCAGCTAATAGCGCAAATAAAAATAATGTAGCTAATTTTTTCATTCATCTACTCCTTGTTAGTTTCTAAGAATAATATTCCCCGTAATATTAACGGTATTTGTATTATCAGGATTAGTGATACTGATCCTGACTATATTACTATCAAAGTCTGTAATATCAGTGCCGCTTGTCAGCGTTTCATTGTTGATCGATACCCCTTGCAGGTTATACCAGTCGAGTCCGACAGTTGTAATACTGCCAGATGATACATACGGGAATACACAATCTATACCTTCAAAATCACCTACCCCATCAACATCGACATAAACGGTATTATTTGGTGTTATCTGGAAGTCAGCAAAGCTAAACTCGATATAACTACCGGTGTTAAGTATTAAAACATCATCGACTACATTTGGACCTAACTGATATCCGATTGCAAAAGCTAACCCACTATTCAGGGCTAGCGCCACGATGATAGCCATCAATAATATGCTAGCTTTTTTAAACATTTTTTTTACTCCTTTAGTTTTGTATGGGTGGAGGTTGAAAAGCCCCCACCCATATACCAGACTACTTACCTTATCTCATAAGAAACTATGAGCGCGTTGACTGTAGTAGTCGTCAGAAATCTGACAGCTTCATTTATACCCTCAACATAAACAGGCAACCCATTGTTACCAGCAAGCGTGTCACTATTTACGGTACCGACTAGTTCATTCATCGTGGTCCCGCCTGCATAAGAACCGGTGTATATCCCGATTTTATGAGTTGTCTCCGCTACCGACTCTGCACTATATACAATGATCTGCCTACCAGCCTGGGAATTGATAGTCACAATTGCAGGTACTGACGCTGTTCCGATTGCTGTGGTTGTTATAATTTCCGCAACTGCCAAGCAGGAGAACAGGGCAACTAAACTCAATGCTATTAACTTCTTCATTTTAGTTATTCCTTTCTGCCTTTAGGATGGCGCGTTATTCTTCAGGTCTGTGATCCTTACAAACTTTGTCACTGAATTATCAGGTACCCCTTGCTTGTAGCGTACCATAAATCGCACTCCAAGCTGGTCAGACGTAAAGTATACTTCGTTAGATGTATCAACCATTAAACCGCCTTCACGATAGATTCTCATGGCCCTGAGATTACCACAGACAACGGGAACCATTGTCCCGCCACTGTTAGCGGTCTTAGTAAGAACTCTTGTCAATGTATCAGAAATCACGATCTTCATCCCAGTAGGTACATGAATAAGGCCACCCCCCTCACGTATCACTTCGCCAAGATTATGGCCATCTGAAGCTTTCTCGGTTAGTAACACTAATGCTTCACGGGTATCCATAACTGCGCTTGCACCCACTCTGTCTTGTGCGGCAATATTTGCGTAAGCATTTGTAAGGTCTGCACTCTTGACTTCACCGGAACCAGCTTTATTGGCAGCGTCAACGCTGGTAATACCCGACGTATGCCATATACCCAAGAATGGATCAGTCGCAGTCTTACCATGAATAACCAGTGGTTCAAGCAGTCTGATCTGCGCATCAGCAGCCTGCTCGGTCAACTCGGAAATAACATTGTAAAACGAGCTTCTTAATTCCGCATTAGATACTGGAACGAGAACACCAGCTTCACGATATTTTATCTCATTACGGCTGAATGTAGGCACTGTTGTCCCAAAGGCAGTATTTTGATCAGACCTGAAAGAAAGATCAAATGTAGCTAACCCGTTGATCTCTGTATGCTCTCCACCCTGGCGGATGGTAATAGCGTTGAGTAATTGTGAGTCTCTATAAATCAACTTATCAACTTCTGCATCAAATGTTTCAGGAACAAAATAACCACCTGCTGCATCACTATCAGTACGTACACCAGTAGCCTTTTCTCTCTGTTCCGCCCATTTTCTGTTGAGATCACGGACTTTATCGTAATCTTTCTCACTAGCTTTACGCTTAGAAATAGCATCTTTTGCTAAAAGCATATCAGCCATTTCTTTTTTCCAAAGATCAGGGCTCTCCTTAACTTCTATTTTAGGGTCCACCTTTACGTCAACTCCTTTCGTTTCTATCACACCTGGTGATTTGATATTCTTCAACCTCTCGTCAACAGCCTTATCTATCAGCTTCTGTAGATCAGCTTCTTTCTTATCTGATTCATCTTTCTGTTTTTTGATGTCCACCTGCACCTCCTGCACTGCTTTTTTTATAAACTCAGCATCTTTATCAGTGTATTCGGCACATACCACATCCACTATCTCATCCACGCACTTCCCTTGACCGAATAATTCCGATATCCTGATTCCGATTTCCATCATTTTCCCTCCCTTATTTCTTTTTTGATCCATTCCGCTTTCTCTTCTGGTGATAATCCCTTTGAGTTCGTCGATTTATCGACTAGTATCTCCGGTTTCCCTGGAAGCATCAGCGATTTAAGCCCGAATTGAGCTTTTGGATTAGCTGGTATTGTAACTATTGAGACTTCGAATAGATTCACCTCCTCGATTATACTGTTTCCTTTCTTGTTTGGTTCGACAGCAAACTTAAAAAGGCCACCTATAGATAATGTGTCTAGATGACCATCTTCGATAAGTCTTATCACATGCTCCGTTTGTTGTGTCCTCGACAGGAATCCACTTACTACAAGCCCTTCGTCAGTCTCTTTAAACTTATCGAAGCTGCCAGCCTGTGAGTTAGTCTCATGTGAATGATCCATAAGCATCGGTAATTTACCCAGCCCGCGAATGGTCTTCTTGAAAGCACCCTTGGCAATAATATCACCATGCCTGTCAATATTCCCAAACGTCGAAGCAAGCCCACTGATACGAATTCCATCCCTTGATTCGTCGTCAGTCTTCTTGATACTGAATTCCCCATACTTTTTACCTATAAGTATCGTTTTTAAGTCATACTCTTCTGAGTTAGATAGCAATTCCAACGCCTTGGCGTCTATATCGTCTTCTAAGTCGAAATGTGATATTTTTGTACTATTACTATCAACCCATGCTTTCATGGTGGCTACACACCATCCTGATTGCTCGGGAAAGACAAAACTTTTTATTTTTGTCTTTTTTCCGATGATTCCTACCTCAGCCTTGATTCCCTTCCCTTTATCTATAAATATTGTCCTCAAATTGTCAAAATCGCTATTATCGACCACTACCTGCAACATAAAATCAACTCCTTTATCTTTTTGGCCAATTAGCCGCTACTACATACAATAAGATACTTAGTGATATCGCCAGTGTACATTCAAACATAATGGACTCCTTAACCCCGTGGAACGATGGTGCCTGTGTGGTTTGGGTGGAACACAAGACCAGCCACTTCGTTCATCGGGATATTCTGTTTATTACAATCCGTCTCGTTATCCTCACAGCCTACTACATCGACAACCGTGACACCTAGTTCCTCATATCCGATAAACGCTGACTGATCCCAAGCATTGGCAGCCTCTGTCCTGGCTATCCTCATGGTTTTCCAGGCCTCCTGTGGTCCATGATTGAGTTTCTTAAAGCTATCCTCTATTCTCCCTTTTACCTCAGCTACAGATACACCCTCGTTTTGTGCTGTGAATATTATTTTCCTTAGCTCTTCCCTGCGTGTGTTTAATGTCTGTGCTACATAATCACGATTTACCTTTTCGACCGCTAGGACTAACCGTGGATTCTTAGTAGTAGTATCTATATCAATATCAAATATCTCGTTTACATCCTTCAGCCCTATTGTTATCGCTGAAGTAAACATCCTCTTACCAGCAGCTGTAGCCTCGATGACTTCCTCAGTGAAATCAAACACATCATCGATATTTATACCCTTTTCCTGCATATCACCCCAAGACTTCTCTAATCCAGCCAATGCACGTGATTCAAGGTCCTTATAATACTTCTGGACCTCCTTAAATATCTTCTTCTCTATAACGTCCTTTGTGCGCCTTGCTCGTCTGTGTATCTGTAATTGTTTCCCTGTTGCTTTTGTCAAGCTATTACAACCACATTGTAAGTCTTTCTTACTATCTTCATTTGGCTTGACAGGATTCTCTGTGTTTACCGGAGCTGGTTCAGCAGCAAAATCCAGGGGTACGTAATTGAATGTTATCCAACGCTTTTCTAGTTCTGGATCATCACTTAACTCTTTACCTAGCATCTCACGATATTCATTCCCAGTTATAACACCACGGTCAAATAGATCCTTAGCTATAGTATTGGCCTTTTCTTTGTCGATTATCTGTGGTGGTACAAACTTAAAGAAAACGTTGGGCTGTATCTCCTGGATGAGGATACTCAACGAATCCGCTATCGGATTAGCTAACCGCATCAGCGTGTGTGTCGTATATACTCGCTCCTGCTCTCTCGCTGTGTCATACTTGACCTGGTTAAACGCACCACTTATCAATGGCGGGATACCAAACATCGCGTCAATATCTTCACGTGTCATCTTTCGTTGTTCCAAGAACTCCATATCCCGCTGTGAGAGGTTTAAGGCCTTAACCTTTGCACCTGATGGTGCGACCATTATCTTACTCCAGTTATCCCTACCGCCATATTCACCACGGAATTGACGTTTAAACATCGCAAATTCCTGTGGACCCATGGCCTTTTCCATCTCAACGACCATGTTAGTATTGCCACCATGTTTAAAGAACTGGTTATTAAAAATTGTCTGTATTCTGTTTGCGTCTAGCGCAGGTGCATTCTGTTGCACTACGCCCATACCCCTTAGAGTATTATTCGGGCCCAATGTTTTGATATGGTGTATTACATCAGGTTCCAGGCTTATCGTTCTATTCTTGGCTAATGAAAGCCTGTATCTGTTTATATTATCTAGCTGTTTATCATCACCAGCACTTGTTATCTCGCCATCCTGGTCCATAACATCCACTAACGCTGGATTTAATATCGGGAGTGAATCAAATCTACCCTGTTCGAAAGTGAGCATATTCTTATGATCTTTTAATATAAAGGCATTGCCATCCAATAAAAGATGCAGGACTATCATCTTTAGCCACTGGTTACCAGTTATGCCATCAGCTGGTCGTCTTAATATTTCAAATATAATGCTATTACTTATCTCTCTGTCATCGCTATCTACTATTTTCCATTCTAACGACGCTATATCTGACGCTATCCTACTTGTATCTTTAGCGATGTAATTTATTGTCTGATAAGCCCTTAGAAACTCATTTGGGTTATTGAGTGTCACAGAGCTTTCTGAATCAGTACCAGGGAAGCCTGAGAAGAACCAATCCTGTGGTACTGAAGTATCTTTCTGGCCATAACCTCCCATTTGAAGGAATTTCATACCAAGTGTTGTAAATAACCCCATTTTAATACTCTCCATATTTTTAACTATAAATAAATATGCTCTACCCTATCTTCGAACCCATGATCAAACCAGTGTCCCGCACTATAGATTGCGTATCTCAGAGCATCATTACTATCATCGTTGATCTTTTCTGGCTTCTCGCTCTCGTCACCATCTTTTTGCTGAATCCAACGTTGTGCTCTTATATTCTGGATAAGGTTTGTACAATTCTTATCTATCCTTAACCTGGTATGTCCGTTATCATCTATTGTCATCAAGGTCGATACAGCCTGGATTCCTTCCATGACTGAGTTGTTAGCTTTCTGTACCCTTACACCCTCATACGCCATCTGGTCGATAGATTCAGGTTGGTCTGGTCCTGCATAAAACATCTCGACATCATATTCTTCTTGTAACCTTAAAGCACGCTTACACCAATCATCTGCTGAATCATCTCTTGATACCACAGGAATCCTGGACTCGGCCATGTCAACGAGGACATGAACGTTATCGTCAGTGGTGATACCTGCAACGACAATGACCCCTCTGTGAGTATATCCCCAGTCAATACCTCCGACCACAATCTTATACTTGTCACGTTCAAACTTGATATCATCGACGTGAACGTTATAATCGAATCCATCATATATCTGCCCCTGGAAGGCGTCTAAGCTAGCTTCATAGTTCCTACAGAAATACTTAGCTGGCATCGTTGCCTTGGCTTTCTCTACTTCTTCTACTAACCCTGGTTTTTTTGTGTTATCTATAGTCTTCCAATAGTACGCCTTCCACTCATTGTCGTGATATTCGCCCTCTACAGCCACCTTGCGTATCTGGTCAGCATACCAATTGTAGCCTAGCGGGGTAGTCGCAAATAAGCCCCATCCCTGGTTATCTGATAGTGTCGGTCTTAAATTGTCGTTCCATACTGTCGGCTTCAGACGGGCTGTCTCTGTGACGTATATCCCGTTAAGACCCTCAGCTACTAACTTGTCTGGATGTTCAGCCGATTTAAATTCAAATAGTATCCCACCCTTTAGCCATAGCCTTGGTGGTTTACTCTTTAGTTCGTTCTTTATCACAAGACCAGCTGGTAATGCTATCTTTAGTATCTCTTTCTGCTGTACCTTGTTAATACTGTAATCAGGTGCTACACACCAATACAATAATCGTGGTATCCCTGATTCTATGCTCCAGTCCTTATAACCCTTACCATCGACTAGGTCTTGATAAGCACGCTTTACCGCTACCCTGGCACATATCCAGTCTTTACCACCACGTCTCCCTGCTAAGATGTCGATAAATCTATGCTTATCTCTCCATACCTGCTCCTGTTTATCATGGCCATCGATAGTCGCCGGGAATATTATTTTAGGCATGATTATCTATGCCTTATCCACCAAGCTATCGAGAAGAAATCTATAATAATATAAATAATAAAAGTTAATGCGATAAAAAGAACCAAAATACCCAGTGTGTCTACCATCTTGCCATCCCCTCCCTCGTATCAAGGTGCGTAAAATCACTATACTCTCCTAGGCCATACTTGCCAGCGTACATGATAGATAACGCTTCGTGTACTGTATCAGGTGATTTGAAATAAGTGATACCATCATCACCTACTGTCCCTACTATAAAATCCGCTGCTTGTCCCTTTTTATGCTTTGAATTGGGTTTTCCACCGACTTGCAGGTTGTATTTATTACATCTACAACCGCTTGCGATAGTGATAGTATGTCCACCAAGTAACTCCCTAATGATTTCAAGCTCCTGGATAAGCAACGGTTTAGGATATTTAAAATCACAACCACAACGACAGGCAAACTCATAATGAGAGAAATGTTTTGATAAATCACCCATGGCTTATATCCATTCTGTATTGCGATCATACCTGCCTTGACCTAAACGCTATGACTAAACAAGCAATAATCCCCATTAATACAATTGGAGCCACAAAGCATAACGCTAAGTGGCTTAGTAAAGTAATCATAAACCTAATAAAAATCGTACTGCCAACGCTAATAAAAATACACTCCCTATCACTATCGCTTTACCAAGATTAGGATTCCTAACAAACCGCATGTACCAATCATAATATAATATCTTTAACCATTGTCCTTCATGTGCCCAGTCATTCTGTTTGTCATATTTCACATCTGTTACGAAATAACACTGACCTAGATCTATACCTAACCCACTTATATACTTCCATTTTTTACTGCCAGCTGTATCTAGTACCAGGAACCCTTCCTCATCATCATCCACCAGTACACTAGCTTCCACCAGTACCTTTGAGTGACCACTACCACCAAGTAGTGCAATAAACCCATCCCGTAATAACTTTCTAACTTCACCCATGTTAGACGGATTGACGTACGAACCGATACTAACATATGTCTTAAGACCTATTGGACGCCTGTAATGATGATATTCAGTAGCAACCCCATTACTCGCTATATTTATAGCATCTGATTTATACATGCCACTACCAGATTTATTAATTCGCCTGTCGTAGATATAGTCTGGTGATAAGTTCATCATCAGGCCATGCTGTCTCCTAGCTTGATATTCAATGACAGTAGTCAACGCATATGCTACACACTTGGCACCTGACCCCTGGTCCTCCACTCTGAGAATATAATCTTTGTTATTCATTCAGATATCCTTACAGTAATAACCACTACCCTTGAACTGTATCATCGACATGTCTACTGGCTTACAATCGTAACACGACATTTCGCTACCACACTTCTTACATATCACCTTTCCATTTTGCAATAAAGAGTATCCTGTCTCTACAGTGAAGCATCGATTGCAGTGATAAGTGCCTATTGTGCTGATCTTAGCCATTACCTTACCCTTTCAACTTACTGATCAAGGCACCCATAATAAAAAAAGATAAAATCATTAACTGTACTAAGAACACATTTAAGACAACCTCTAACATCTTATCCTCTTCCTGTATGTATGGGGCATCAATAGGTGGACGGTCCTATCTAGCCCCATATCGTGATTCCTGGCTGGTTTACTACTGTGCAGCTCCAGCACACTTCCCGTTCCATCTACGGTTTTAATCCTAAGTGGTACTTAAGACTTCGATGGATACAGGATAGTTGGGTCGAATAATCGAATAACAGGCAGCTTGTCATTTCCCGCATCTCCCTGGCCAACTGGGAATTTTATCAGTCCCTAAACACTCTTGCCAAGTGCTAGGGGTAAGCATACCCTCTGATAGTGTATGGACATTTAAACTACTGCGTTCCTTTACTTAATAATAATATCACCTGAATCAAAATCCCTATCATCACTTATCTGCACCTTATCGATATAGAGTCCCTCCAGGCGTGCCATATCCTGGAGGATATTCAGTATTACATATGGACTAGGTTTATCTGCTTTAAGGGCTATCTGTAGCAGCTTCTCCCGGGCTTCCATGTGATATACCCACCGCTCACCTCTGTTGTCCCTGGTTGTCAAGGATATACTTTGTTTCCTTGCCTCGGTGATATAATGTTCAACCGTACTCTTTCCTACCCCCCATTCCTCCTGGTAACGATCTACAAGAGCTCTATATTCCTCACCCTTGATCAAACACAAAGCTACTGCAGCTAACCGACGTTTCTTTTCTTCTGGTTTACATTGTCCTTTAGCCACATCTTTTCACCTTAATTCAAAGAATAATACACATCTATTTCATTCTCACCAGAAGCCAACGACAAGACGTACCATTTGGTGTGTAACCCTTGGTTTATGGCTTTGGATATCATATGCTCAATAAGGGCTTCACTGTAGTCATCAGTATCAATTGTACTCATAAATCACCTGATTCCCATATAACCATACTTATCATGTATTATACACCACCGATTTCTTTTTCAAGAAACTGTAGATACCCTATCATGCCTTTGTTTATCTCATCCTGTTTACTTAACGCATCATTTATCAATAAGATATCTTCCTGTATTCTTATCAGTGTAGTCCTTATTATCTCATTATCACCAACATCATCCTTGAGCGAATATTTACCGACTGTCACCTTGACCATGTTGCACCTCCATTACAGATTCACCTATCTCATAACCCTTATCCGATTCACTGGCATGAAGAATATCTATCTCACGCTCTATCACAGTCATCTGTACACCTTGTACCATTAAATCCATACGCATAGAATCAACCTGTCCCTCCATGCGTCTTATCTTGTTTTCAATACCTTCGATCTTATTGACCTCTTCAGATGTAAAAGCTATAGCCATCCCGATCCCGACAATAATAAATGCGATTATAACACATATCGATAATATACCAATAACCTCTAAACCACTAAATTCCTCTTTCTTTTCCATTTTTTTCTCCATATTAATACTTCCTTATTTCTCTGTGTAACAACGCAACCAGTCTCTTACAATGTGCAAACAAAAAATCAAGATACCCTATCATATCGACCTCCTTTAAGTGGTTAGAACGGTACTTCTTGATCTGCTTCATTTTTTTTCTCTGTCTTTGGTTCGCTGTTATCTCCTTTCTTGGTGTAATTAATAGGACATATATAAGCCACGTATTCATTATCCTTTGCATCATTCCATAGTGCTTTTTGTATTATCAGTGCACAATTTGTACCTATTTTCCCATTCATCCAGATATTCCCGTTTTTATCTGTATGTCCCCATATTTTGCACATCTTAGCTTTTTGACTAAAAACTATCTCTGAATCCCATTCTCTATCGCTCATATTATACTCCTTAGTTATATTTCATAGTCCTCTACATCTGCATCTATTTCTACATTTATCCTTTCAAAAAGTGATCTAATAAGATAAAATATAGCACTGATTATAAAGAACACTAATATCAATGGTGCCGATAATACATAAATAATCACACTCAATATATTTGACATTTAAACCTCCTTTACTGATCGTATTCTGGTATCAGTAGTTATACTGACATGTGTCCAGTCTGGACATATACTATCTGGCTGATATATGACCAGGTCATGAAACTCACATGTTGCGCGATTTCCATTCCACGGTTCTTCGTAATACACACAATCTTCACAGCACATTTTTTTCACCTCCCTATTACATAGTATTAATTAATTAATTAATTAATTTAATTAATAATATTATATCTATAACAATATTAACTATGCTTTTAATTAATTTAATTCTCTTTTTTTTATTATAAGTACTAGGTTATATATATTTATTACTCGTTATAGTATTATGAATAGATATCTCTAATTAGTTTAATAGTACTATTCAATAAGTGTATCCTCGATTTTTCCTTTGTATTTATATCCACTGATCAATGTTGAACAGTTACACCAAGAACATTTGATACCACTCGTGAAACATTTATCTTTTGCACCACTGTTAAGTCTATAGTATGTTGCACCACACTTAGGACAAAGCCAATGGTCACATTCTTCTATCCTAGTCTCAAGCATTATTATCACCTCCTTAGATTAAAATAATTCCAGCTGTTTATGTTGTATCCAATATTGTGGGCCAGTATATTTTTTACCATCCTGGCTTATTCCATGGTCCCTATTTAATTTGAGGATAAAATCATAATGATCCTTTATCGCTTTCATATTCCTTTCACCCTCTAACGGATCTTTTCCATGCAGGTACACCCCACAACTAAAGTAATGAGTTCTAACCATAACAACCCTCCATTTTAATTCTAAGGTGCTTTTATTCCTACGTATAGTTTAATACTAGAAATCAATAAATATCCCTCCTAGGGTGTTTAATTGATGTCTCAGGCGAATCTACACCTGTATCTATGTGTGTATCTGAATATAAACATGAATCACGGTCAAATGATAGTTTCACTCCTCCTGTAGATGTTTGACCGGTCCTTTTTCTGGTTTTTAGATTTGTTATCTCTGCATATGGTGCTTTATCGGTCTCTTCCCTAATATTTGCCCATACCCTGATTATATTCCACGCCATCTGTGAGATAGCAGAAGCACCCTTTAAATGCTCAAGTTCTACTTTTTTCCCTACTTCTTTCCTGGCATTCCCCTGAACAGTCAATATTATATTTACATCCATATCTTTTGCTATTATATTGAAGTTTATTAATGCTTCCCTTATTCTCTCTTCGCTTGTGCCGTATTTACTGCCGGCTGTATCAGAAAAATATTGTAATGAATCCACAACAAAGTTTCTTACACCATATTTTCTTCTGGCAAATTTTATTGCTTTATACAGGTTATCAGCACTGACCTTACCAAACTTGTTATAAAAATATATCGGCATATTTGACAACCTTGCACCTGTTGATTCCGCATCCTGACCACTCATACCGTTAAAATAAGACTTACCAGAATCCATCGACATCAACTGCTCTACTATATCATCTATCGTTAACTCTAATGACATGAAGCAGACCGGATGGTCTGATTTGGCCCAGTTATACAGTAAGTAATTGGTAAATGTCGTCTTCCCATGATTAGTCTCACCAGTTATTACATTCAACTCACCACATCTAAGCTTAACAACCGATTCTAAACATTTTAGTGGCAGAGGTAGTCCCTCTATGTATTCTTTGTTGCCGATGTTTTTTACAACACGCTCCAGGTGTGCTGATATATGTCCAAGCTCATCCATCTTGGATTCTAATACTTCACCCTTTTCTAGAATATCAGCCCATGACATACCATCACAGATACAGTCGTTTATATCGTTTAGTGGCGGTATCAGTATCGTACACCTATCTTTACCAAGCGCATTGTATGGCTTTTGGACACATTTTTGACCAGCCTCGTCATTATCATATGCTAACCAGATATCCATACAATTATACAATAGGGCCGTCCATTCAGGCTTCCACGTGCTAGCACCACCAGTATTACCTACCACCTTCGCATCTGACCTTATTTGCAGTAATGTTATAGCGTCCCATTCACCTTCAGTCACTATTACCTTACTGGTAGAGCTATCAATACAATCCTGATTATATAGTATTTTCTCTGCGTCTTTCTCTTGCCTTGGCTTCCCACTTTTCTTCCCGGTATTGTAATCATATTTAAAATATTTAATATTGACCACTTTTCCCTTTTTAACATGAGGTATGGATAATTCACCGCCTGGCGTCAAACCTATTAGTAACTTACTGACGGTATCCCTATTAATGCATTTGTGCTTTAGAAGCCACCCTAGCCACCTTTCAGACGATAGTAGTGCTTTATTGTATCCTATGTGCTTCTTTTGGTCAGGTAGTACGACTTTACGGGTAATACCTAAAGCTGAACCTATACTTGACACTGGCTCTATATCTCCAAAGTATTCCTTTATCTTATAAATAGTCTTTCCAGCATCACAACCCTTCTTGCAGTCCCAGGCTCCAGTGTCAAGATTGATATACATATGTTTTTCCTTACCACAAAAGACACAATCTGTAACAACATGACGCCCTTCCTTTTTAGCGTGAGGGAACTTAATATTTATATATTGCTCAGTAGTCATTACATCCCCTTAGCTTGAATTATGCTTAATGCTTCTTCTACGCTCAGTTTCCAATATCTTTAAATATGGTTCTATGAATATCTTCTCAAACACACCCCTGTATTCGCAACCTCCGCACCCATATCCAACCTTGCATGTTCTATCTTTATACCTTGTACAGTGTATTCTAGCGATAAAACCATAGCTGTAATCTTCCATTATCTATCACTCTTTATCATCATCAGTATGACCAGCCCCACCATTACACAAACATATCGAGTCAATTCTGGGCCTATTGTTTCCATAACCTCGCACCTCCTATCTCAATATTTTTAATAACCTCCATGAAATTATTATATAACTCATACCCATGATACTTAGCTTCATACTCGACCTGTTTGCCACTGCCCACAAAAACTACATTACACCCAGCACGACTTGCGGCTTCGCCACCAGTCCAGTCATCTTCAAATACCAAGCAGTTACTTGGTGTTGTATTTAATCGCTGTATAGCTATCTCGTACAAGTCTGGCGATGGTTTCTTTTTTAAGCCAGGCGCCCAGTTTATGCCTACATCAAAAATATCAGTATCAATACCAGTCCCCTTAAAAAGGGCATCAGTAAATATTTTCGCTGAACTACTACAATATGAAATACTAATCCCCTTACCCTTTAGTAGGTGAATAATAAGCGAAGCACCAGGAAGCATATATATCCTGAAATTATCAATAATATATAAATATCTTCCAGTGCGTTCCGCTGCCAACTCCTCAATAGTGTCATCTATACCATAATTTAACTTCATCAATGCAAGCTTATCAAATAGTGTCGCACCAGGGAATGTTTCTCCGGGTCTTACGTTTATCTTCCTGGAATATAGTATTTCCTTATATGCCCTATGTATTTGCTTATCGTTATCTATTAACGTCCTATCAACATCAAAGATAACTTTCGTGTCCCCAGAAATATTGATCATGATCTATCCCTCCCATTTAATAATGATATCATGCCATCTTATTATTACTAATATACCCCTTTCTTAGTGCACCCCTCTTAAAGGCCAGCATTACAGCACCATCGCTCCTACCATTTAACCTCGCAACCTCGCGAAGGGAGTAATCACCACGTATCATATCATGCAACCAGGCTGCATGTTTCTTACTCATCACAGAGGCGATATCTTCTAATATCACCCTGCTATCATTATCACATGAAGATAATATATTGACATCCACACCGTCTTCACATACCATATGACGCTTTATGTAACTACGATAATATGATCTACAAAAATTATAAGCAGAGTAAAAAATAAACGATTCTGTGGAATCATGTGTTATCTTTCCTTGCTGTATCATCTTATATATACCCATACACCCCTCCTGGATATAATCATCAAGATCAAATGATCTTATGCCACGATTCATCGTGTAACCTATAGCCGCTTTTGTTGCTACACCCAGGACGTATTCACACATAAACATGGTTTTTGTTTTCTTGCTTTCTTCCATATTTACCCCCCTTTATACCAGTGTACTGCTGCTGATTTGATTATGGTCGGCATATCAAACCAATAATATTGATACCCAGACCCACACTGTAACGTCTCTTTAGTTAAGTACTTCTTGTGTCTATGGTTTATATCATCCCAGTTCTTGAGTATCATGCTACACAAATAATCAAACTCGATATCCGTTATAACAGCTGTGTTTAGTTCATAATACAGGTAACATGACATCAGATAGTATGGAACCAGCCTATTTGGGCTTATCGTTGCAAAATCCGGGTTTATGTAATTCATTTACTCTTCAACCCTGTAAGTGCTATAGGTAATGCTTATCTCGGCAAACATTTCAAACACATCCCCACATTCATCACACCTTACCTCCTCACCACTTCCGCTTTGGTCATATTCATGACTATTTTCGTATTCCCAGCCGCACCATGGGCAAATCATTTCGTCGTTACTGAAAAATCTAGAGTCAAAATCAGGGTCATAGTCTTCTACAGTTGGTTCATCTTTATCCATTTTCAATTCTACCTCCCTTCCTTTTTATGCTCATACCTCCATTTTATATAATACTTTACCCTCCTTACCCCCATGTAACCTCCAAGCAGCACCATCGAAAATTGGCACTAACCCACGTTCCCATAGGTCAATACCAGGTTGGAATGGGTTAACCCCTGGTTTATGGTCTATGTATTTCCATTTCCTTACTTCAAAGAAGCTGGATATGTAAGCCCAGACGCTATCCCAGACACTATCCCAGACGCTATCCCAGACGCTATGCCCGGCGCTAACCCTAACGCTATCCCAGACGCTAACCCAGACACTATCCCCGGCGCTAACCCTAACGCTATCCCTGACGCTATCCCTAACGCTATCATGGACACTACCCCGGACACTATCCCAAACTTTAAGTAGTTCTATATCCTTCTGGGTCACTCTCCCTCTCTCCTTATCCTTAAACGGATGTATTATCGGTTTAATGATAAGCTCCTTGACTATCGTTTTGCTATCCAACCGACGTGCCCACTCCTCTGCGTGTTTGCTGTCATCAGTCTTTGCATTTATCTGGTCAACTGTGAACTCCCTTGCAAAGAAGTCGTACTCGTATTTGTTGAACATGTCTTCGTTGACCTTGTAATTATGGGCTATCGATGTATGGCTGTCTGGATTGTATTGATTAGGGTTGCTCTCTAATAACCCCTTACGTTGCTCGTCATTGAAATACAAATACTTCCCTTTACCGTTACTCATAAAACTAAAGAACTTACACATGATTATCTCCTTATTAACCTCTCTATTTTAATTTATATCACTCACTACACATCTCCTATCCCTTTAAGTATCTCATACGCCGCCCGTGGCACTATACTATTACCTAAGCATCTAATTCGGTCCAACCTGGAGGGTAACCCATTAACCACTCTACCCATTCCGGGTTCAATGTCCCACCAACTGCTTGGCAAAGGTTCACGCTGTGTTTGCTCCCTGGTTTCTGTTGACGGCTCTTTAGGTTCCCCGTGAAAGTGTCTGCCACTGTCGGTGTTGGCCAGCTTACTGATGTTCCATACTCTATCTCTCCTGTGCGGTGCATTGACGGAGCAAGCTGGTAATACAAACGATACCGTGGTGTAGCCTTCACCTTCCAGGTCAAGGAGTATATCATCGAGAGCCACCTTGATGATGCCAGTAACGTTTTCGCTAACAACCCAACTGGGCTTGAATTCTTTGATGATTCTAAACATTTCCGGCCAGAGGTAACGGTCATCCGCCTTGCCTCTGCGCTTCCCGGCCTTGGAGAACGGCTGACAAGGGAATCCGCCGGTAATAATGTCAACTGCTCCATCTATGTCACCCCTTCCTAGATTATATATATCATCAAATATCGGTACATCTGGCCAGTGTTTTCTTAATACCCGTTGTGGGTAATCCTCTTTCTCACAAAAGGCTACAGTTTCTATCTGACCAGTCCATTCTGCCGCCAATGAAAAGCCCCCTATGCCAGAGAATAAATCGAGCAATCGAAGTTTCTTAGGCATTAGGCATCACTCCCCTTTATTCCATTTGTGCCAATAGTTCATATAGTCCATATATATCTCGTTGTGTGTCTTAGTCAACGTGTCATATGAATACTGTAACAATATAAACCCTACCAGTATTAATGGTAAAAATAGTATTATTGTTAATATACCAGCTATATAGTTAATCATGTCTTACTCCCTTTATTGTAAACACCCATCTTCATACATCTGATGATATTGTTCTTCAGTATCATTATTTACAAGGAGTAACACTAACAAAATCACGATTATACTTACTTTCATTGTCGATTCCTTTAGTGTTTTTTACCACCATGCCTGTATGACCTCGTTTTATTATAAGCCATTTTAAGTTTTAGCACTTCTTCAAAATCCCAACTACGCAATTCGAAATATTCCAATATCTGATTAACTACATTATTTAAATAGTCCGATTCCCAGTCCTCGTCATCGATTAATGCGCCTGTTGCTGCCATACCCACCTGAGCATGAAATACAGCATGCTTATTAAGCGCATTTGGTGTGGTCAATATCGTTGTCTTAAAGTTTGTACACCCCCATCCCTTATGACCAAAATAATCCAATACCCTTACCACAGCATCAACGAGTTCGACTGCCTCACCCTCCGGCTTCTCTATAGCATCCGGGCAGTCCATCTCAGTGCAATCATGTGTCGCGCCTGGGCAAGGGTAACACACTGGGTTTATAAAAACAGCATGGTCACCATTCCTGACACTCTCAGTGGCCTCTGCTATTTCACTATGTATCAAGGCGTGCGTTTCAAGTACTGAGTGTGGTTTATCCCACCAACCCTTGTCCTTTGAGTTCTCATGTATCTCTTCAATGTAATTATTTAAGTCCATATTATCATCCTTTCATAAACATAACGCTAATAGTTATTGCGATTGCTGACAACCAGTAACCTATCTTTGCGTATTCTTGCCTGTAGTATGCCGAGATACCCAGGAAAACATAAAACACCATTAACAATATCTCAACCCTATAATTATAAATAAGGTTACACACCTGGTTCCAGGGTACCATTTTTTATCCTCCAATCTCCTAGTGCTATCGCATCATAAACATTATGCCTATAGCTTACAGCTACATTATTCCTTACCGTCTCCCAGCCTGCCCTATACATAGCCCTTACGGTAAGTTCAGTTATGTCCTTACTAGTTCTACCCTTCCAGTCACAGACTTCCACCGACTCTACTGCCATACCCTGTATCACGCACAGGGATTCTAGTGCCCCGATGAAGTGCCAAAGTTTCATTATTCCTTTTTTACTCTTGTCGTGATAATAAAACGACGGGTGTTCAAAGATGAATGTCACATCATCTTCACTGCCCTTATCATCGACTATGGAATTAAGCCGCTCTATAAATACGGCTAACTTATCACCCAAACTCTTATGTTTCACTAAGTTTATAAGGTCTGCTGTAATCAATTCCTTACCACTGAAAACTGCCACCCCTATATAATTAACCGATGGGTCTATTGCTATTAGCACTGTTGCTCCTCCTTTCTTTTATTTGGTTTAGCCGTCAATCCATTTATAGCTTCTGACGCTTGCTCACTAGTCATGTCTGGTATGGCCCCAAAATGCTCAAGAAACTTTTCCATATCAAACTCTTTCTGTGCTATTAGCCTGCGCACCATAGTCAATTGTTTGTCACTAGCTCCTTTCTCGACCTTGACTTCTGCTGCCACGTCGATGATTGTCGAATCATTATTTATATCCACTGGCGTCTTTGGCATCTTATCTTGATCGACTGGCATCTCATCCTCACTGTACATGCCACCACATTCTTCAGGGAAAGCCTCCCTTAGGGCTTGCACGACTGCGACCTTTTTTAGCATGGTTTTTGGCTTCCCGTTCCATATAGATGACTTCTGGGCATACTCCTTGAAATCCACTGTAACTGATATCGGCACCTTATACCCATGTATATGCACCCTACACGTGGCCGTCATGTCTGGCAATTCTCCATCACACTCAACCTCATGCCCAGCATACTTCTGGGAGCGAATGGCTTTCTTCATATATGCTTCCTTGCCAACAACGATGTTGGCCGCCCCAGAGCCATACTTAATGAGATATGCTTCCCTTAGAAAAGGATTTAATTGTTGCATCTTACATAACTGCATAAACATAAAAACTTCCTGGTCCGTAACTGAATTATTTCCACAAATATACTTACGGACTATATCCGGTGACAGTTCGACATCGCCTTTTGACGTTTCATATTTAACAATCTCATTCATGATTTTCATTCCTCCTCTCCGTTACTATATCCTGTAAACTATTGATCTCATTAGAATATAACGTAATACTATGCTGAGTGTTATCATGCTCGGTTATCACAAGTATTCGATAAGCACATATGTCACTCTCTTCTGTGCCGTGAAACTTTATTTCTTTCACATTGTGTATATTACAATCGACATGTATCATCACAATCCTCCTGTATAATATTTTTTGCACGTGCAGAGTCAAATTCCCTCATGATCTTGTGCATTGTCCCGACCTTGAAATTACAACCCTGGAAAATGCCAGATACTATCAACCTCCTCTTGTCCCTCTGTATCGATCTTATATACGATTTTATTCTTCTTGATGCAAGTGCTGCTGCATATTTCTTAATGCTCTTGCTTCTAGCCTTGTCAAAGCCGTCGAGATTAACCAGGATTTCTATAACACCCTCCTGTATAGCATCCTCAAGTATATCCATCCAAGATATACCAGCAATAGTTGCCATGGATCTACTTGAGAGTATTTTGATTGCAACACTCTTGGCTATATTATATATATCCTTATCGCCTAACATGTGATCACCCCTTATATGTCCCTTTTTCATAATCCATAATATCCTTTAACAACCCCCTATACCTGGACAATAAGGATAAAAATTCAGCATAATCATAAGAACTCATCACTCCTGCTTCATTATCAAGCCTTATAAGGGCTGATGATAATCTAATATTAAGGCCCGATAATTCATTGATCAATTTTGTTGTATGTTTTGTCGTTATCATCTGGGTCACCTCCTTCCAAGCCATTAAACCATTCCAGAGAATCATCAGGTTCTACAAAATCACCATCATTTTCATACATATTGATCACCCCTTATTTATGATATTCATGATCTGGCTAATCTTAAAATCGTCAACGTTATATACCAATGACAAGAAATCTATTGCCTGGTATTTCTTATGTTCATCACAAAGCGAACAGTACTCATGGACACATTTCTCGCATTTACTGTTGAATTTTTTCTTAAACTTATCAAAATTCATTTGTCGCCACCTTTTAAGTATTTTTCATATTCCATTCTGGTATAAAAACAAGACTTAGCTTTACAATGCTTACTACTACATTCACCACATGGGTCCTCAGTTGCTAACCATTCAAAATATTGTAATTTAATATTCATCAATCCAGTCCCTTTATATTTATCAACAGGTCTTTCAAGTTAAACATAACACCAAACATGGGCCAGAATGATGAATGTGTATACTTACACAGCCTATATATAGTCACGATCTTATTCTTATGATCTATCAACCCACGCTGGATATTCATTGTTCTCACCTCCCTCTATTCGTTATCCCTGATGGACTCCACTCTATATAACTCTATTATCTCCTCAGCTGTATAATCTATCATATCTTCATCCAACATTATAATCACCACCTTTCCCTGTGATGCCTTATTACTTACACAAACCGTGCCAATTCAAGAATCAAGCCGTAGCTTGACGTACAAGTTTTTTCTCATACATGTTTGTTCAAAATTATACAATTGGTGTATAATAATATACAGGGGCATTGGTATTACTGGCTTTGGGTGTGTATAAAATTAACCTGTATAAAATTAACCAAATAAAATATATGCCAATAAACACAAAAACGCCAGGGTGCCACCTTAATCGATGTATACAGCGATTATTGGGCTCCCTAGCGTTTGATATGAATCTTATATATATTTACTTACAAAACCTATTTAACACCCCTCTTCATTTCTAATAAGAACTGAACACCTGTCTTACCCATAATTGCCCCAAAGCTGAGGTTGATCACGTATATCGCGTTTGGGTCACCGGTGGCAAACAGGAATACAGATAAAACTAATGTCAAAAAGGACCATGCTTTACTAGCAGTTATTAATACTCTCCAGACCATATCACACCCCCTATAGTATCATCCTTATTACTTCCCATGCACTCCTACCCATGCCTATCACAGCCATAATACCTACTGCATATATCTTCTTTTCAACAGTGCTATCTCGGCGTACACAATCCACTTTCTGAACAAACTGTGAACCCATCCACTCCTTGAGTTCAGTCATTTCTTCTTTGATAACTGACCTTACAACATGCTCTACTTCTAATTCTTCAAAATTATTTAATCCATCTATCATTATTTTATCCCTATCACATACCAATTTGTGCCATCACTGATCATTGTCGCACCTTCAAATTGTGCTGTCATCAGATAGCTTGATTCCCCGTCTATAGTCTCTGACCCATTAGGACTGACAGTGACTGTATTGGTAGAGCTATCATTTTTAATTATCATAAAGTCAACACCACTTACAGTTGTTGGGTCGGGGAGGGTTATTATTACTACACCACCAGAAGCATCTACTAATACTAAACCCTCACTGGCTGTCAATGTCGCATCAGCTGATTTTGTTACAGTGGTCCTGGATGCAGTTCCTGCTGGCCCTTGGATTCCTGTCTCGATTATATCTATTGACCCTGTGCTACTGAATCTTGTCATGGCTTACTCCTTTTTGCGATGAATGACTATATTAATGTTTAAAATTAATTAATTAATTAATTAAATACCTAATACTAAATTAATACCTACTAATACAGAAACTAATAATAGAACCTAGTACTTAATAATATAATAAAAAGAATTAAATTAATTAATTAAATTAATATAATATACCTTATTGATAATTTAGGGATTTTAATTAAATCCTTTTTTTATTTTATCGTATCCCTAAGTTACTCCAGGTATAAGTTCAATATTGCCCTCCAGGATGGTTCTAAGGTCTCCGGTAGACAATGTGACTTGTACATCGTAAATTGCCTCTGTGAACGAAAATAGAGCCGTCTGAGTGGACGTCATTACAATAGCTATTGTACCAGCAGAACCACCTAGTGTTATCCCACTTCCACTCGTAAGCTGTAAAATATTTGTGCTAGCATCCCTATCAGTTTTTATCGTCATCGTCGCAGTGGCACCAGTTAGGTCCACGGCTACTTCGTTTTGATCTTTCCATGTAGGCGTGAATCGGAATGTATCACCTTGTTTGACTATTAGATTTCTTCTACCTGTAGCCATGATCTACCTCCTTATAATTCTTGTATCAATGAATAACCAGTGCCACCAGGCTTCCCAGGAAGGGCACCAGAACCACCAGCACCACCCATACCACCGGATACATCAGCTGACGGTACACTTCCTGTTATAGTCATATATTTTAATATTATAGAACCACCACCACCACCACCACCACCACTA